CTGATTATAAGAAGACCACGAAAGGTCACAAGACCGACAACAAAGGTCAAGAAATGGTTGATGCTACAAAGCTGTCAACAGCCGGTGAACCAAAAGCCGCAAAAGGAACAGCCGCCGCTTCTTCTGACTATAAGAAGACCACAGCTGGCCACAACACACAAGACCCACAAGGTGCTTCGAATGAATTGTCCAAGGGTCAAAAGAAGAATGACTCTGGTACATCCGCTCTAAAAGAAAATGATGCCGAACTCGACAATGAGTCTCTAGAAGAAATTCTAAAAGAATTAGAAGCTTCTGTAAATGACGCCGGAATGGATGATATTGCTCCAGAAGCAGATCACCAAGCTCAAGAAGCTGGAATGGACGAAGAAATCAATCTTGATGAACTTCTATCCGAAACATCCGATGAAGACGCCGACAAAGAAGAAGTCGAAGAAGGCAAACTTCCGCCGGGTCTAGCCAAATATCAAGCTGAAAAAGCTGGTAAAAAAGGCGACGACAAGGAAGAAAAAGAAGAAGACGAAAAAGAAACCGTCAAAGAAAATCTTTCGTTGAAGAAGGAACTAGCAGAATACCGTAGCGCAGTTAAATATCTACGGGACCAAATCAATGAAGTAAACCTGCTTAATGCTAAGTTGTTGTATACGAACAAATTGTTCAAACAAGCCAACCTAAACAATGAGCAAAAACTAAAAGTAATCGAGTCATTTGATCTCACGAAATCGGTTCGTGAAGCAAAGATCGTTTACGCCACATTGGCAGAATCGTTTAATTTCAGTGCCAAGAAGGCAGCTGGACCTGTAAAGGCTTCCACTACCATCAAGACCATCACTGAAGGATTGGCCTCTAAGGCAGTTGCATCAACAAGACCGACAAAACCAACAGTCCTTGTAGAAGGAGCCGAAATGGCAAACCGCTTCAAGAAATTGGCAGGTATTCGTAAGTAAACCAAAAATCAACAAAACAGGAAAAAAAATTATGTCAGATATCAAATCACTACTAAGCGAGACATCGAACCCAATGGTTCAACTAATGTCTCAAACACGCGGTCTAATGACCAAGTGGGAAAAAACGGGCCTTCTAGAAGGCATCAAGAGCGACATGGAAAAGTCACACATGGCCATTCTTTTGGAAAATCAAGCAAAACAACTAATTGACGAAGCTACCCGCACAGGTACCTCCGCTAATTCTGAACAATGGGCTGGCGTTGCTCTCCCACTAGTTCGTCGCGTTTTCGCTGAAATCGCTGCTAAGGAATTCGTGTCGGTTCAACCAATGAACCTACCATCAGGTCTAGTATTCTATCTGGACTTCAAATATGGTACAGACATGGCTGGCAAACCACGCTTCAACGGCGAATCGCTATTCGGCGGTACCGGCACCAAGCTAGGTTCTACCGACAGTGCTGTTAATGGTCTATATGGCCAAGGCCGCTTCGGTTATACCATCAATGACCAAAACACAACCAAGACATCGGTAGTAACAACCGGTTCGTGGAGCGATGCAAACTTCGTTCCAGAATTGAGCGCTTCCGTTGCTGGTGGTGATATCCGCAAGGTTGCCGTTAACATGTCTGGTACAAGCTTCGACGCCAATGGTGTCCGCGCTTTCACCGTTTCTGGTTCCGGAATTACCGACTTCTACCCAGCGTTCACAACTGTTTCTGGTAACACAGTAA